TGCTACACAAGTTGTAACAGATATTCAAAATATCATACAATCGTTTGTAAGTAGCGATTATTCTATTCTAACTGGAGATACTACCGACATATCTCAAAGTGCCTTAAAAGACTTTAAAATAGCTTTCCAAGAATATTATAGTGGTGCGTTACAAGGTAGTGCAGTAAGTGGCAATACTTTTGATAGTTGGAACTCGTCACCTAAGTATATTGAGTGGGCAGATTTATCTGGAAGTACAAAAGATTATTATAACTGGAGTATTGAAGATGCTTCTGCTGAAACTGACAAAGAGTTTCTTAATGGATTTGAGCAAGATGCTGAGTGGTTTAATTTAGGTAAGTCTAATAATTTTCTTAAAGTAAGATCTACACAGAAATACCAAGCAAGTTGGATTATGCGACAGAATCTAAGCGATACCTATAAAATATATTTGAAAACTATGGACGATACATTTAGCACAATATTATCAACTACAATGACTGCTGCAAATACTGCTGGGCTATATACACTTGATGTTGGTGCTTCAGAGATTGCTTCGCATAGTTGGGGTACAACTCCAGTAATGACAAACGTAAAATACTATGCTTTAAGGATATTAAATTTTACTGAAGATGTTTGGGCTACAAAAACAATAATGTTTGAAATAGACGACTGCGAAAATACCTATACAGATTACGAGCTCCATTGGTTAAATAGAAAAGGTGGTTATGATAGTTTTACGTTTAGTGGTAAGTCTAATCAAACTACAAGCATAAATAAGAACTTTGCTAAATACAATACTCGCACAATAGGAGCAAGTAGCATAACTCATAATACCTATGCACAACGTAAGAGGTCATTTCATACGTCTTTAAGAGACAATTATAGATTAAATAGTAGATTACTAAAGGACTTTGAGGTAACTGCCTTAGAAGACTTGTTTTCGTCTCCAGAGGTTTATTGGAAATATGACACAAACTTTGTCTCAGTAAATGTAACTGGAAATACATTTGAACACGCTAAGAGTGAAAATGGTCAAGTGTATAGTATGGAGCTACAAATGGAGATTGACAATAGCGATAAGCGACAATGGTAATAGAACATATAATTGCTGGATATTCAATACCACATAATGAGGGTGCTGTACCTTTGACTAAAGAAGCGTATGATGTAAATAACCCACAGAAGCGTTTAACAGACTTCAGTAAGACAATAACGATACCAGAAAACAGAATTGTTAATCAAATCTTTGAACACGCATTTGATGTCAATATAGACCTACAAACATTTAACCCTAATTTAAAAACAAGCTATCAAATAATCCAAGACGGAATAACTGCCATTGATGGGTATTGTCAATTAAAAGCGATTAGTAATGTAGATGGATTAATAAACTACGAAATACAAGCTACTGGTAAAATAGGAAACTTATTTGAAAAAATACGAGATAAATATTTGCAAGATTTAGATCTTAGTAGCTTGGACCACACTTGGACAGAAACGAATGTTGTTAATAGCTGGACTGCTACAATAGGGCAAGGTTATGTATATCCTATGATTGACATAGGTGGTAGAACAAACTACGATATTTGGAGTACAAGAGATTTTAAACCAGCAATATATTTAAAGCAGTATATTGACACTATACTAACCGAAGCTGGATATACTTATGATAGTACCTTTTTTAATAGCGATTTATTCAAACGACTTATTGTGCCTTATGGTAGCGGTAAAATCTTACTTGATAATGCAGCTATATTATGCAAGGAGTTTAATGTACAAAGAACAAGCCAACAAGTAGTACCTTGCGAAGATCTTAGCGACCTAAGTAACAGCGACAATAGCAGATTAATATTTAATGACGATAGTAGCCTTGCTGGATACGAAAGCAGAGTAATAGCAGATGGTGGAATAGTGGAAGCATTGTCTTGTGCTGAAGCAGAGTTTGGTTTTTCTGAAGATTTTTATAATACTTGTACAAACGAATACAGCTCGGCAACTGGTATATATACTGCTACTGATTCTAACAAGATGTCATTTCAAGGATTATTAAACTTCGATATGACCTATACGGATAATCAACAAAATACAACAGCTATTCTAAATGCTCATAGGACTGGTAATGATTTAATAGCAGAGTTATATTGTTATTTAGTAGAAAGGAATGGCAGTACATATTCTTTAAAAGATATGTTTAGGCTTGACTTTACTGAAAACGCATTAACAACTCCTTTGCAATCTGGTACAAGCACAGATATTACAAATAACGTAGGTAGTTTCGTAAGTGGAGAAATTGATGTTATTGGTGGTAGAGAATATTTTATATGTGTTGGTAAAGTTTCTTATTCGTCAAGGATAACCATACTTAATGGCACAAGACGATATGAAGAAACAAATTTTGCAGACTTTGATTTTGTACTAAACGCAGACAGCACATTTGGTAGTAAATTACTGGAAACAGAAATTTCAGTTGGCGATACAATAGATACTCGTTTGGTAGTACCAAAGCAAATTAAACAATCGGATTTACTCAGTAGCATAATTAAAAGATTTAATTTATATATTGACTATGACCCAATAGATGAAAACAAACTAATAATAGAAACAAGGGATGGATTCTTAACAGATGAACGAGTTAATTTAGAGTATTTGGTTGATAGGTCTAAAAACTACAATATAAAACCTATGGGGTCGTTAGATGCTGGTAGGTTTATATTTAAAGATCAGTTGGACAAAGATAATTTAAACGATACTTACAATAAGGTTAATGATGAGGTTTATGGTCAGCTTACTTTAGATATTCAGAACGACTTTTTAAATGCAGATAAAACTATAACTACCATATTTGCTCCAACACCATTACAAACAAGAAGTGGAGTAAGCGACAGAGTTATTTCGTCTATTGAATTTGTAGATAAGAATAACCAACCAGCTGAAGCAACAGCCAAGATACGATTATTATATTGGGGTGGTTTACTTGATACTCAGAAAAGATGGTTTATTGGTTTACCTTTGTTTGGTGGAACTGCATATAGTCAATATCCTTATGCTGGGCATTTAGATAATCCTTACAACCCCACTTTTGACTTAAATTGGTTTGTACCTAAACAACTATATTATGACTTCAGTTATGGAAATAAATTTACTTTGTCCTATTCTAATAATAATGTTTACAATACTTATTGGAAGAAATTTATAGAGGAGATCACAGACAAGAATAGTAAGATACTTGAATGTAATTTGGCTTTGAGACCATACGATTATCAAGAACTAAATTTTAGAAAGAATTACTACATAGATGGTAGTTACTGGAGATTGCTAAAAGTAGAGGACTTCGATGCAATGTCTGAAGATACAACAAAATGTATGTTCTTAAAAGTAGAGCCAAAAGATGCGTTTGTTCCAGAAGTAAAAGTTGTAAACGGGGGAATAGATGATTACGCAGACGATACACCTATACCAACTGGAGATATGCTTGTATTTCCAAATGGCAATAGTGGTAAGGCACAAGATAGATTACAATTTGGAGATAATATAAAAGGTGGTACTCGGTCAATAGTTGCTTCAGATAATGTAGAACAAAGTATTGTATCTAAAAATAATATAATAGTAGGTAGCAATAATAGCAAAGCTATGGCTGATAATGTAGCAATGATAAATAGTCCATTTGTAGAAGCTAATAGGTCAGACGAAGCATATATTAATGGCTTGTTTGTAGAGAAACTTGAATATATAGTATTGCCTTATGATGTACTTACCAATCTTGAGTTAGAATTAAGCATATTGCCACCTTTGCCAGATGATGAATTTTACGAAGTGACGAGAGGTTATGTGAGGTTAGATGGTAACGCTCCAACTGGTGGAACGCATCAAGTAGATATAGTGGAAGATGATGCTTCTGCCCACTTATTAGCTAAAATACCAAGTGCATTTTTCAATACGGATAACAATACAGACCTATTAGAAATAGTAGCACACAATACAACCCCTATCCACTTTGGTAGTGGGCTTAAAATAACGACTAATTCAGCAATGACTTTTGAGGAAGGAACTCAATTAATAATAAACTTAGTGTACCGAATAATTAAACTATAATATGCCAGCAGATAAAAAATTAGCATTAGACTTGGCGATTAATCTTCAGAAAGGAGATATGAGCATTGAAGATCTAAACAAGCAATTAGAGGAAGCCAAAAAACTACTGGAAGATGTAGGCGAAGAAAGTAGCGATGAATTTAAAGCATTAAGCCAAGTTGTTACAGATACCGAAAAGTCCATAGAAGATATGAATGGCGAGTTATCTAAAACCAAAAAAGGTTTTGAAGAAACAGCCGATGCTCAGAAAAAAGCTGGGCAAAGTAGCAATATATTTTCTAAAGGATTAAAAGCTGTCGGAGTAGGTCTTAAAGGATTAGGTATAGGTATTGTCGTTGGTGCAATTAAATTATTCTATGATGCAATATCCAAAAATCAAAAAATAATGGATGCCCTTAGTACTGCTCTTGGTACTATTGGCATATTGTTTGAAAAGGTATTTTCTGTTATATTCAATACCGTAGAATCTGTATCCAAAGCAACAAATGGATTTTCTGGATTAACTGCTGTTATGAAAGGTTTATTGACCATTGGTATTACTCCTTTAAAACTTGCGTTTGATAGTATAAAATTAATAATACAACAATCTCAGTTAGCGTGGGAGCAGTCTTTCTTTGGTGGTAAAGATCCAGAGAAAATAAAACAACTAACAGCCGATATAAAAGCAACACAAGAATCAATACAAGAAACTGGAAAAGAAGCTGTCGAAGCTGGTAAAAGTGTAGTTAATAATGTAGGCAAAGCAGTTACTGAAGTAGGTAGCGTTATTGGTGGTGCAGTAGAAGGTGTGCAAGAGATTAGCATTAAAGGTGCAGTAGAGCTTGCAAAAGCAAATACGGAACTTAAAAACTCGGCAGCTATTGCAGCAGCACAACAAGGTTTGCTTATTGAGAAATATGACCAACAAGCTGAGAAACTAAGACAGACCAGAGATGAGGAACGAAATAGTTTATCAGAACGTAAGAAAGCAAATGATGAGTTACTTAATGTTTTAGATGAGCAAGAAAAGGCTATGTTGTCACAAGCAAGTCTACAAGTCGCAGCAGCCCAAGCAGCAGTCGAAGCAAATGATAATACTGAAACACAAACTGCGTTAATAGAAGCACTTGCAAATAAGCAAGGAGTGTTAGCACAAGTCGAGGGATTAAGATCTGAGCAAAAAGCAAATGACCTTGCGTTAGATAGAGAACGTATGGAGATGGATAAGGTTTTAGCCCAATCCGAAGCAGACTTAGCTTACCAAAGACAAGTATTTGATGCACAGCAGATAGAAGATAAAGTCGAACAAGCTCAAAAGTTAAGAGATATTGAACTACAAAGACAAGAAGATGAGGAAGCAAGACTTCAGCAAATTGTAGATAATGCTAATGCCGAAACACAAGCCAAGATAGATGCACAAATAGCACTTGATACTTTTAAAGAAGAAAGCAGACAGAAGAATATAGAAGCAGATGTAGCAGTACTTGAAGCAACGGTAGCAGCAAATAAGGCAAAGAATGATAAAATCAAAAAAGATGATGATGATGCAGAAAAAGACAGAGAGGAACTTAGAAAACTTGCTTTAGGTGCAATAACAAGCATAGCAAAATCATTGGCTGCTGGAAACGAGAAAGATCAGAAAAAAGCGTTTCAGATTAACAAAGCAGTTAGTATAGGTCAAGCAATTCAGAATACTGCACAAGGTGTTACTAAGGCTTTTGGTCAAGGTGGTGTTGCTGGTTTTGCTACTGGTGCATTAGTCGCTGCTGCTGGTGCTGCACAAATTGCTACAATAGCAAAGACTAAATTTAAAGGTGGAGAACAAGGGGTTCAATCTCCTAACACCTCACAAGTCAATCAATCTCTTGGTGGTGGATTAGCTGGATTACAGCCAAGAGGATTTACAAGCCCACTTTTAGATACTGGAGCGCAGACTACGAAAGTTATAGTTACTGAAACAGATATACGCAACGTATCAAGAAACGTGGATGGAGTTTACAGCAGAGCAACCGTAGTACAATAGATTTCCTCTTTTTGCCACAATAGGTATATATAGGTAGATGGACTTACCTTTCATAGAATTCAAACTAACCGATGATGTAGATGGACTACAAGCAATCGCTTTGGTAGACAGCCCAGCAATAGGACTAAACTATCAAGCATTTGCTCCACATAAATTTGAGGTTATTAATGAAGATAAGCGTATTGTAATGGGAGCAGCAATGATTCCAGATCTACCAATCTACAGAAGAGACGAGAGAGGTGAGTATTACGCTATCTTCAAAAAAGAGACTATCAAAGCACTCGTACAAAAATTATTTAAAGAAAACAAACACAATAATTTCAACGAGCAACATAACGCTTTCAAGATACTTGATGGAGTTTATATATATCAATCCTTTATAACTGATGCCGAACTCGGAATCTCAGCCCCCTCTGGTTTTGAGAATGTAGCTGACGGAACTTGGTTTATCGCAGCAAAAGTGGAGAATGACGAAGCGTGGGCAAAAGTTAAAGAGGAAGGTATTTTAAAAGGTTTTAGCGTTGAGGGTGTATTTGATTTAGAACCGTATAAATTTAAAAAGATGAATAAATTAAACTTAGAAAGTGTTATAAGCACTTTAAAATCTGTGTTTTCAGATGCTGAGGTGGATGAAACTCCAACAGAGGAGAATTTTGAAGAAGCCACTTTGGTAGATGGAACTATTGTAAAATGGGAAGGTACACTTGCAGAAGGTACTGCTTTAGTTGTTGTAATGCCAGAAGGCGAAGTTGCAGCTCCAGACGGAATTCACGAATTATCTGATGGTACTATCATTGAAACTGCTGGTGGTCTTGTTGTAAATATACAAGCTATGGGCGAAGAAGTGGAAGAAGAAACATACGATAATGAGTTTACTTCCGAAATGTTAAATGAGATGATTGAAAAAGCTATGGCACAATATGCTGAAGCGTTTACTGCATCTTTAGATCTTATCAAGTCCGAGAACGAAACTTTGAGAACAGAATTAGCTGAGATTAAAAACAGCAAAGAAGAATTAAAAAATGAGTTTTCTGCTACACTCAACAAAGTAGGAGAGGAATTGGAAGAGATTGTTAAGGCTGAGCCATCAACATCTTCTAAGCCACAAGAATTTAAGGCACTTAGCAGAGCAGAAAGAGCTGCCAATATGGGTGCTATTATTAGAGCAAATAAATAAATAAAATAGAAAAATGAGTTTTGATGTATCAAGTTTAACGAATTACGTTAACGAACAATCGACAGACTTAATCTCAAGATTATATTTTGAGAAAACGTCAAGTGATTACTTCACACTTCAATCTGGAGTAAAAAAGACTGATGCTTTGCATCTATTAGCGGTTAGTGCATTTCCACAAGATGGTTCTTCTTGTGCTGTGTCTGCTTCTGGAGATGTTACTTTCAGCGACAGAAACTTAACAGTAGGACAAATTACTTACTTCTCTGGATTTTGTATGAAAGACCTTATCCCTAAGTACACGCAAATTATGCTTAGAGCTGGTAATGCTGAAACTGAAGATATGATGTTTGAATCTGAAGTTGCTGAATCTGTAATTAAGACTATTATGGAGCATAACGAGGTTGCT